AACAAATTATTGATAGAGGTTATCCAAATCTTTATTACACTTACAAAGAAGATGGTTATATTGATCCATCCATACAAATACCAAAAGGTTATGACTTAAAAGATAAATCACAAATGGTTCCAGGTTTTACTACAAGTGCAAAAACAAGACCACTTCTTATTTCTAAATTGGAAACATATTTCCGTGAAAGAACACCGATAGTAAAATCTGCAAGATTGACCGAAGAACTGCTTGTATTCGTTTGGAACGGATCAAAGGCGGAAGCACAAAATGGATATAACGATGACTTGGTTATGTCATTTGCTATTGGTCTTTGGGTTAGAGATACCGCAATAAAACTTCGTCAAGAGGGTTTAATGAAGACCAGAATGAGTTTGGATTACATGGGTAAATCAACAACACCATTAAAATCATCATATCAATATGGAGATGATAGAGATGGTTGGAGTATGACCGTTAATGGTCAAAATGAAGATTTAACATGGTTGATAAAATAACGTTTCTAATTTTTCCTACATATTTATATTAAGTTTACAGTATACAAAATAGGTGACAAATGGCACAGAAAAAATCATTATTTGATAGGTTAAAAACACTTTTTTCAACTAATGTTGTTGTTCGTAATGTTGGTGGTAAAAAATTAAAAGTCGTTGATACTGCAAGGTATCAAGGCGATGGAAACCCACATACATCCAAAGTTATTGATAGATATGGTAGATTACATGGAACAAAGGGAACGCCCATTTCTGTATACAATCAGTATAACTCTTTTTCTGCTACTAAAATAGACTTATACACCGATTATGAGGCAATGGACACCGATGCCATTATTTCATCGGCTCTTGACATATATTCAGATGAAAGCACTCTAAAAAACGATCAAGGTGATGTTTTAACTATCAGAACTGATAACGATAATATCCGTAAAATACTTCGTAATCTTTTTTACGATGTTCTTAATATAGAATACAATCTATGGCCTTGGATTCGTAATCTTTGTAAGTATGGCGATTTCTATTTATATCTTGATGTAAAAGATGAACTCGGTGTTACTAATGTTGTTCCGTTTTCACCATATGAAATGCAAAGAGAAGAAGGAACTGATCCAGAACATATCTATATGACAAAGTTTATCTATGAGGGTCCGCTTGGTAAGGGAGAATTTCAAAACTATGAAATTGCTCATTTCCGTCTTCTCGGTGATACAAACTTTTTACCATATGGTAAATCTATGTTGGAAGGTGCTAGGAAACTTTTCAAACAGTTGTTACTCATGGAAGATGCGATGTTGATACACCGTATTATGAGAGCACCGGAGAAAAGGATATTCAAAGTTGATATTGGTAACATACCCCCAGCGGAAGTAGATCAATATATGAATAATCTTATGAATCGAATGAAAAAGACACCAATCATCAATGAACAAACGGGTGACTATAATCTTCGTTTCAATATGCAAAATCTTTTGGAAGACTTTTATCTTCCAGTTCGTGGTGGTCAATCTGGAACTACTATCGAAACACTTGCTGGTTTACAATACGATTCAATTCAAGATATTGAGTATTTACGTTCAAAGATTTTTGCTGCTCTTAAAGTTCCTAAACCTTATTTGGGCTATGATGAACGAGTTGAGGGTAAGGCAACACTAGCCGCTCTTGATATTCGTTTTGCTAGAACCATAGAAAGAATACAAAGAATAGTAGTTTCTGAATTAACAAAGATAGCCATTGTTCACTTGTATGCACAAGGGTATGAAAATGCAGACTTGGTAAACTTTGAATTGGGGCTAACTGGTCCTTCTATCATATATGAACAAGAAAAAGTTGCTCTTATGAAAGAGAAAGTTGATTTGGCCGGAACACTTGTTGAAAAGAAACTATTTTCATTAAAATACATTTATTCAAATATATTCAATCTTTCAGAAGATGAGGCAGAGTTTGAAAAGAATGAAGTTCTTGAAGACATTAAACATGCATTCCGTCAAAAACAAATTGAAAATGAAGGAAATGATCCAGCTATTACGAAGGAATCTTTTGGAACACCACATGATATTGCAAGTATGCAAATTCGTGGCGGTGGTAAAATGATAAATGATAATGAAATGCCAGAAGGAGGTTGGCCTGGTGCAGGTAGACCTGCTAAAAATTTGAATTACGGAACTGATAAAAGTCCATTCGGTAGGGATCCAATAGGAATGAAAGATGTTGGAAATACACTAAAAGTAAATCAATCACCAAAGGCAAATCATAAAGGTAATTCTCCGTTGTCTCTTGAAAATAGAGATTTTGGAAAACTCATTGATAGTATGTCTGGTATTAAAATTAAAACAAAGAAGATAATATCAGAGAGTCTTAAACCATCTAATATACAAGAAAATGAACCAAATTTACTGGATGAAAACAATTTATTAGATGAATTGTAATTTTTTCTATATTTATTCTATGAAAGTGCACACAAACAGGTATAAGGAAAAATGAAGAAAATAAAACATTCAAAGTTCAAAAATACTGCAATGTTGTTCGAGTTATTAACTAGACAAATAACTTCGGACATCATTTCTTCAAATGAATCAGTAGCAATACAGATACTAAAAAAATTCTTCAATAAGAATACAGAACTTATTAAAGAGTATAGACTGTATAAAACACTATCTGATGAAAAATTAAAGTCTGATACTAAAGCAAATATGCTTATTGAGGCCGCATTAAAAGCCCGTAGAGGGTTGAATAAAAATAAACTGCAAAACGAAAAATATGAATTGATTAAAACTATAAAAGAAAATTTTGAAATAGATTCATTTTTTCAAACAAAGGTTCAAAATTACAAGTTATTGGCTTCAATATACAAAATTTTTGAATACAACGAATTAGAAAATCCAGTTGAGATTACAAAATCAAGGATAACTATTCTTGAAAATATAACATCAAAACAAAGTAAATCTAATTTAACAGAAGATATTGCTATTGCAAGTGAGCCAAAAGAAGTTCGTTTGATGGCATACAAATATCTTGTTGAAAAATTTAATGCAAAGTATAGTAATTTAATAGAGCCACAAAAAGTTTTGTTAAGAGAATATATTGAAAACGTAAGCAACACTAACAACTTAAAATCTCTTGTTCAAACTGAGGCAGTGACTATAAAAAGATTGTTTGTAAAAAATATGCATAGAATATCTGATAAATCTCTAAAAATAAAATTACAAGAAGTTGTTGGACTTTTAGATGAATATGAGACAATTAAAAATGTAGAAGAAAATCATATATCTTCTTTGCTTAGATATTACAGTATTATAGACGATTTATCTTGGAGTAAATAATGTCAGTAAACGAAATACATCCATATAACTTTCCACAATCACAAGCAACTGAATTTGAAAGAAAAGGTCATCCTGGAAAATTTTTGAAATCCATAACTTGCGGTACTGGAGTTACGGATTTTACTGGTTCAAATTTTGGAGTAGGTGGGATAATTGTTCCAAGTGGAGCTACTGGAACACTATATCTATCTGCAGGTGGATCCATACCATTGACAGTTCTTGCTGGTGCTCAACGTATATTTGAATTTTCCGCATCATCTATTGATGTTGGATCAGGAACAGTATATGCATTGATAAAAAATCAACTTTCAAAATAAGGTATCATATGAATGTAGAATCTTTCATAAAAAAACTCAAAGAATCAGAGGATTATAGAGAATTTGTTGAAGAAATCTCTCTTGATGAAATGAGCACAACTGCATCTGTTCCCGGATATCAAACACCAAATGCATTTGCTGCTAGTGAGGATGATTTTGAAGAACACAATAAAGAAACTGCAGAGGTCTATGGGTATAAAATTGTTCCTAAGACCAAAAAAAGAAATTATGAATCCGTTTACAAACAGGCAATGGGTGTAATTAAAGAAGGAACATACAATGAATTTCGTAGAGACGAAACTCGTAGCAGTAACAGAAAAATAAACGATTCTATTAAAAATATAAACAGAACAATCTATGAAGTCGAAAGAGTTGTTGAACATGCACTTAAATTAAAAACTGAAATGAATGTTGATCAAAGAACTCTTTGGGGTGAATCCATGAATAGATTGAGAAAAATATCAGAAAGAATAAACAGAATTACTAAAAAAATACATGAATTAGGTGCATAACTATGAAACAATTACTTGTAGATACTATACTTTTTGCTGCTAATCCAAAAATGATTGCAGAATCAGAAAGAAAAAATAATGGTAAAGTCATAGTTTCGGGTGTTTTACAAAGAGCTGAGGCAAAGAATCAAAATGGTAGAGTTTATCCAAAAAAGATTTTGATGCGTGAAGTTAAAAAATATGCAGAAACGAATATAAAAGAAAATCGAGCTCTCGGTGAACTTGATCATCCAGATTCATCGGTGATAAATCTTCGCAATGTTTCTCACAATGTTCTTGGTGTAGATTGGAAAGGAAATGATGTTGTTGGAACTGTTGAAATACTACCAACACCATCTGGAAATATACTAAAACAACTTCTTGGTGCAGGTATTCGCCTTGGAATATCATCAAGAGGATTGGGTTCTGTTGAAGAAATAAGTGAAAATACCGTAGAAGTTCAAGATGATTTTGAATTGATTGGTTGGGATTTTGTATCAAACCCATCAACTCATGGAGCATTTATGTACCCGAATCCAATGGGTGAAGGGATGAACGAGAGTCTGATTATAGAAAATGTTTCCACATCAACAATATCTAAAATTGATCCAAAAATTCAACGTATTCACAATAACATAACAAACATTATTTGTGAAATTGGTAATGTATGTGAATGTATATTTGAGGGGAGATAACGATGCCTGCATTATCGAAACAACAACAAAAACTTATGGGGTTGGCTCTTGCTTACAAAAGAGGTAAAGTTTCTACATCTGATGTTAGTAAAACGGTAAAACAATTAGCAAATTCTATGTCTGAAAAAGAACTTGCAAAGTATGCTGGAACAAAACATAAAGGTCTTCCTAAAAAAGTCGGTGAAACTAAAACAACGATGACAAAGGAAGAAATAAATCAACTTGTTGCAGATGCCGTTCAGGAAGTTATGAATGAAAAATTTAATACGAAAGTTTTGACATCAGAACAGAAACAACAATATATTGAGGCAATATCTAAATACAATCAATATAGAGAAGTTGTCCATCGTTCAAAACAACTTCCAGAAGTTGTGTCTGAAATAAAAAGAATGGTGGAATTTGCTAGTAAAAACATGGTGGAAGAATCTGGTGATTGGTTTGAAGGAGTTTCCCATAGACGAAATTCAAAGAGATTAAAGGAATCTGTTAGTGAATTTCAAAAAATATCAGAAAGAATAGTTAAGTTACAAAGAACCTTGGAGTCTATCTACGAAAATATAGGTAAACAACTCGGATCATTTTATGAAATAAAAAAATAATAAGGAAGATGTTATGTCAGACAGAGTTTATACCACATCCAATCCGGCTCATGTAAAAGTTAAAGCCGGTGGAATGAATATAGATACGATGATTAAGGTTTTTAAGCGTAAAGTAAAAGAAGCCGGTATTCTCGAAGAATATAAAAGTCGTATGGAATATATTAAACCATCAAAAAAGAAATCAGAAAAGAGAAATGCTGCTATCAGAAGACAAAGAAAATTGGATTCTGAAAACATTTAATGGAGATAAAATGACCTTTGCTAGTCTTGAAAAACTAATCCGTAAAGAAACACGGAAAGTTATTGAAAACCTGGAAAGGTCTTTGTCTTTATATGAGGAAGACGAAAAACCCGCAAGTGAAAATCCTGATAAGATGCTTGTTGTGAATAAAGAAAGTGGAAAATCTTATTACATAAACAAAG